CTGTGATTTGGTCAGCATCAGTTAGTGCAAGACGTGCATTAGCTCGTCTTGCTCTGGGCGGGAACTTTGGCCCGCGATTTAGTCCACCGATTAATCCCATATCACCATTGCCTCGTAATTGGTCCGTCGAAGCTATTCACTTCGATACCTAGAAATTCATAACTCCACGATTGGCTATCAGAGTTGTTTTGCAACTTGATGAACATGTCGTGGCCAGTAGCCCGGCGTCTTTCGCTTTTGTTACGGCCAGCAGAAATAGTGCCAGTAAACTTAGCACTAGAGCTAGCATGAGCAGCTTGCGCTGTTTCGGCTGCATAAACGGAGAAGGTAACATCATTCGATCCGGTCCCCAGTGCAGGTTTGAGTTCCGTTAAAAGTAGCTTAGGTCGGTTCTGTAATTGAATAGGCCCAAGGTAAACGTAGGAATCTATTGCTGTACCGTCATCAGTTTTCGATGGTGTGTCGTAGTCGAACCGGCGAACATACCCATCCTGTGACCCGATCAGCACTGTCCGATCTGATGCAGCGTCACCATCAAAAGTGTGAACCGAAACAGGGTTTAAGGTGTTAGCTCCAAACTTATCGGGCCACCAACTTTGGTTTCTGACGTCGTAGTAGTAATTAGTTGTGGCACTTCCATCTAATGGTGTCAGAAACAGGTAGAACCCACGCTCCCGATCTGACCACACCATACGAACTGCCGTCGTATTAGCATTAAACGAACTTAATCGCTCTTGGATCGCGTTCTCAGCGATGTTCTGTGGAGGTGAACCGGGCTGCATCTGGTAGACACCACCGGTAGATCCGAAGAAGTAAACGATACCCTCAGGGGTTTTACAGTAAGGCCGTCCGAAGGGAGCGCCGATAGTATCTGAGATCAGGTCTAAACGACCACCCTCTGCGGGGTCACCAGTCATCTGGTAGATCGAATGATCACCGAAGAACAATAAGATATCGTCGCTGTATGGACACAAAGCGTTGATGATATCAGTGGATTTCCCAGCATCCGCATTATTTCCCGCGACAGCTTGAGTCGCCGTCGGAGTCGACGGACTGTAATTCCAATTCGTCGCATCTCCAACGGCGCTCATAAACCAGTTATGTGGGTCAGAGCTGATCCCACTCTGAACTATCCGACCACGCCAAGTCTCAATTAGTCGTGGCTTGTTCGAAGAGTCCGCTGGTAAGCTACCGCTAGAAGCAGTCCAAGTGCTAACGGCATTACTAGATGGCGTGTACTTCTTAACTGAAGAGCCATCAGCAAAATAGACAGTCCCAAATAGGTCGCTGCTAAACACAAAAGGTACGCTGCTTGATAACGCACTTGAACCTCCAGACGCTGTAGTAAACCCGCTGGTATTGAAGCGAGCGACAGTCCCGTTGGTAACTGCGTAGGAATAGACAGTCCTTGCACCGATCTCAGATTGAGATGACGGTGTGGATCTTGTCGCCACTTGGCCAATATCTTGAACTTTTCCGGAAGCAGTGCGGGCGTTAACGTATTTCGTCAGGCCTGCTCTTTGTCCACCTCGGGATCGTCCAGTTCCGGGGTCGTAAGCCCGTACATTCTGACAATCCACTGTCGAGCCGCGTGGTTGGTTCTCGAAACCAGTTGACTCGATCAAGCCCTTTACTGGCCACGGCATATCGAACCGTGTCAGTAATCGAGGCATTAGGCGTTAGTCGTACAACCATTATTAGCAAGTACTGCCCAGTTAATGACAGTGCCTTTAGGAATTGAGATCAAACAAATACTGTCACCAGCATCTCCGAGAGTAACACTGGATTTATCAGAGCCACCATCGTTGATGATTTCAGATCCTTTGGTATTTACGGTAACATCACCGCCACCATCGGTCTGAAGGGCCAATGTAATCACAACACCAGCTCGCTGTGGTGTTGCCAGATCGCGGGTTTCAGCACCGGATCCACTTTCGAGATGAACGACGCCCATAGTCCGGTCGACGTTAATAATGCCACTTGCACCCGGATCCACAATTTTGAGGCCAGGTTCGCGGCTAACTTGTTGAAGCAGATTGTGTCCACTCATTAAAAAAACTCCTAGTTAGGAAGATGTAAGGTGAAGGTCAACTGAGCCAGCTTGATCACCGATAAGTTTGATAAACGCAGCACCTTTGACTGCACCGTCTAGTGCAAACACTCGTTCCGCTGCTACAGTTGTCGAGATTTGAGAGCCGCCACTGTATAGAGGCAGGTAAGTTCCGGTCTCAGTTGGCGAGATGTAATATTTAATGCTTGTGATGCTGGATCCAGCAGGAAGCGCAACCAAACCACCGCTGTAGCCACGCAGCGATACCGACCGTGAGGCGGTGAGGCTTGTACCAACAGTAAGTGATTCGATCACATCATTTTGGGGAGTAGTGTGCATGGCGTACCTATGAAGGATTAAAGTATGAGCCGTTGTAAGTAACGATCTGACCGTTGTGATAACGGTGATCTTGTTCGGTGTAGACACCCTCATGCTGCCCGTTGTAGCCAAGGAACTCTGGAGAGTGCATTTTCTTGTCGAATGCTATCGATGCGTTCAAGCGGTTCTGGAATGCAGCCGCATGAATCCCAGCAGCGTTGTCCATTCGCGACTCTGCAATAGCGAGGCACGCTTCAAGAATGGTTTCAGCGTGAGCTGCACCGCCTTTTGGGTATTTGTTAGTCGCGTCGATCTTTCCCGGAAGGGCGTGGTATCGATAGGACACAGTGTAGTTTGCATCAGGTTTCGGGTAGACCATTAACTGAAAACGCTGGCCATTAGTACCGTCGGTGCTTAGTGGTCTGATTGCAGCTAACTTTGGTTGCCCTGAAATGCTTTCGGTAAATCGTTGCCGTAGTTGGCGTATGCGATGTTCACCAGTTATTTCGATTGGATACCATCGATTGTCACCGGATGAATAAGTGATCGTTCCGATCATCCCGCCGAAGTCAGCAGACAGCGTGTAGTCTTCAGTCCCACTTGCTAGTGATAATGTCGTGGTTGGTTCCAAGAACGACCACTTATGGCCAGCAGGAGCTTGTTGGGTCGGTGCAGGATGGTAAAAGGTTCTTAATCCTGACTTGATAATGTCGTCGATCTGTGAGGTTTCATCTGATGACCAGTTTGATGAAGTGCGTTCACCAAATAAAAACCATCCAACCTCTTTTTGAAGATCTTGGAAAGTTAGTGACAGTGTCGATTCAGTCGAGGTGTCCGCAGGACTTCCGATAGTCTTGATCGTAAACTGAACCGGTACTGCATCAGCATGAGTGAATAGCAAGCCAACAATGGCAGCATCCATTTCGGTCGCGCTGATCGTGTTGATCGAGTATTGACCGTTTCCTTCCTCAGCGATTGTCCCACTGAGGCTGGCCTGCGTTCCGCCATCCTTGGTAATGTACTTACCAATGGCACTGGCTACGCCTGTAAGGGCAGCACCAGTTGACTTATTGACCAAGCCAAAGGTGAATCCTGTTACGGCCTGTTTTCTTACGAATGCCATTTACTGTTTCCGGAAAAGTGCGAGTCGCCCTGACGCAGCAGCCGAAGCCACTACGCCAGAGCTGACGCACAGGAGACTAGTTAGAAATCTGCTCTGCTTGGTACACGGCAATCCAGTCCAAATGCATTATTGGATCAGTTGCACCAGCACCAGCTTGGCAGACGATACTTGGTGTCATCGCATCGGTAGGAATACCAGATGTGATG